AAGACGCTGTCTGCACTGTGGGCGGCTGATTATCTGATGAACGTCAAGCAGGTGCGCCGTGTGCTTGTGCTGTGCCCCTTGTCGATTATGCAAAGCGCATGGATGAACGACATCAATCAATCCATCCTGCACCGAAGCGCGGTGATTGCCCACCATGCCAAGGCGATGCGGCGTGTTGAGTTAGTACAAAGCGACTATGAGTTTGTCATCATCAACTACGAAGGGCTAAACCTGATAGCCAATGAAATCAAAGCAGACGGACGGTTTGATCTGATCATTGCCGACGAGGCCAACGCCTACAAGAACCCGAGCACGCAGAGATGGAAAGCTTTGGCGTCTATCATTACGCCTGAAACGTATCTGTGGATGATGACCGGTACCCCCGCATCGCAGTCTCCTGTTGATGCCTATGGGTTAGCTAAGCTGGTCAATCCGGACGGCGTACCTCGGTTCATGTCTGCATGGCGTGACAAGGTGATGAACAAGATCACGCAGTTTAAGTGGGCTCCCAAGTCCAACGCCAAAGACTTAGTTCACGACGCACTGCAACCGGCCATACGCTTTACCAAAGCACAGTGTCTTGATCTACCGCCCGTGGTCACCGTAACACGCGACGTGGCAATGTCTCCACAGCAACAGAAATACTACAAGCTACTGCGCGACCAGATGCTGATCCAAGCTGCCGGTGAGACCATCACTGCCGTGAATGCAGGCGTAGCTGTGAATAAACTATTACAGATATCCTGCGGTGCTGCTTACACGGACGAGAAAGAGGTTGTCGAGTTCGATTGCTCGGCTCGCTTACAAGTACTAAAAGAGGTGTTAGAAGAGACAGATCGAAAAGTTATCGTGTTTGCGTTGTTCCGTTCTAGCATCGACACTATCACCCGCTATCTGGACAAACAGGGCATTAAGAATACCCAGATTCATGGTGGGGTTAGCGCAACAAAACGGGCTAGGATCATCAACGACTTCCAGACCACCGACACCGAGCGGGTGCTGGTCATGCAGCCACAAGCTACCGCACACGGCATCACGTTGACGGCTGCAGACACCGTTGTCTTCTATGGTCCATTAATGTCTGTTGAGATGTATTTGCAGTGCATTGCTCGTGCCGATAGAAAGGGTCAAGACAGCGACAAAGTCACCGTTGTCCACATCCAGAGCAGTCCGATTGAAACTCGTATGTTCCGCGCTATGGAGCGTAAGGTGAACGACCACACCTTGTTGGTCGAAATGTTTGATCAGGAGATCAAAGAAAAAAATTAAAATGCCACTTGCGCCGTATTTAAAAATCTGTATCATCGTAAAAACATTTACAGACACTTCGACAGGAGAAGAACATGTCTGAGACTGATGTCCCTATGGACAAACTGGCTCGGGTCTATCGCAAGATGCAGGCCCGGATTCAAGAGCTGACCGCAGCGTACGAGACGGAAGTCGAAGCGCTCAAGGCTCAGCAAGACGTAGTAAAAAACGCCCTCAAGGATCGCATGCTGACGCTCGGTGTGAAGTCTGTCAACACTGAGGAAGGCACGGTGATTCTTTCTACGAAGACCCGTTATCAGACGCAAGACTGGGATTCGTTCAAGCAGTTCGTGATTGAGCACGATGCCGTTGATCTGCTCGAGAAGCGCATTGCACAAACCAACATGGCGACTTTCTTGAAAGAGAATCCGTCGCTGTTTCCCCCCGGACTGAACAGCAATACCGAGTTCAGCATCTCCGTTCGTAAACCCTCCCACAAGTAAGAGGAAACCATGAGCAATGTAGCTCTATTCAATGCCGCACAAGTTCCTGCCTTTGCTCGCAAAGGTCTGTCCGAAACCGCGAAAGCTCTGGCCGGTGGCTCCACTGGCGGTGGCAAGCGCATCTCCATCAAAGGTGGTGTGTTTCGTTTGCTAAGCAACGGCAAGGAAGTAGGTTCTATCGAGGATCGGCATCTCGATGTTGTCATCGTCAAAGCAGCGCCTAAGATCAACCGCGTGTTCTATGCCAAGAGCTACGACGCCGATGCTGTGACCGGTCCCGACTGCTGGTCTGCGGATGGTGAGAAGCCCAGCCCGGATAGCGTGAACAAGCAGGCTACCCGCTGCTCGGACTGCCCCAAGAACATCGCTGGTTCAGGTCAGGGCAATAGCCGTGCGTGTCGGTATCAGCATCGTCTAGCTGTGGTGTTGGCCGATAATGTAGAAGGGGATGTGCTGCAGCTTACCCTGCCTGCGACTTCGATCTTTGGCGATGCGCAAGGCGACAACCGCCCCTTGCAAGAGTACGCACGCTGGCTAGCCGCGCAGGAGATCAGCCCCGAGACCGTGGTCACCCGGATGAGGTTCGACACAAAGTCCGAGTCACCCAAGCTGTTCTTCAAAGCTATGCGCTGGCTGTCGGATGACGAGTACGCCACGGTTGAGGTAAAGGGAGCTTCGTCTGAGGCAAACAAAGCTGTGACGATGACTGTTGCTAAGATGGACAACGTTGCTCCTGCCCAGCTTGAAGGTAAGGCTCCGGTCAAGGCACTCGCCAAACCAGCGGTTGAGGAAGAGGAAGAACCCGCTCCGCCCCCGCCTGCACCCAAGGCTAAGAAAGCGGCCAAGCCCGCTCCAGTCGTAGAAGAAGTTGATGAGCCCGAGGTTCGTGAGACGGCGTCTAAGAAGCCCGTCGTGGATGCCAAGTCACCGCTTGCTGATATGGTCAGTGAGTGGGACGACGAGTAACCCATAGGAGATGGGGGAAAGCGGCAACGTGAGTACCCCAAGACTATGCCTTACACCTCAAACTTTATTGCCCGCGTCAAAGCGCAGCCGACCAATCTTATTGGAACACGCTTGGCACTCTGGGCGATCTATCACGACATACCTGCAACGAAGTTAGCGATAGCGATTGGCGCTACACGTCAGTCTGTCTACAACTGGATGCGGGGCAGTGGCGTACTGCATGTCTACGAAGATCGCATCGAGCGCCTGCTGCTTTGTATGCAGAACTCAAAAACTTCTGAAGAGGCTTGGAAAAGCATATGCAAGGAATTCAACCTCAGAACCTGACCAACGCAGAGCTGGTCAAATACGCGTGGCTGTTGGACATGTCGACGGTGCCGGAGTGGGCACGAGCGTGGATCATCGAGCTTAGCAAACGACTAGAAAAACTTAACGACGCTGCATGCTAAAGGACTGGCATGAAACCGCTGGAGTTCCTTGCGGACGTTCTGCCATCGCCCGGACACGGGCTGTACTGCGTGGTAGAGCTGAGCACTCGTAAAAAAGAACATCAATTCGTCAACAGCATTCAGGAGTTTAAGCCCCATGTTAAGAACTGGCTAGGTAAAGAACGGAACATCTTCTTCGCGCTTTCGACGTTTGATCCGTGTGTACTGAGCATGGTCAAAGGCCGACGTACGGCGGTCAATGCACGGTTCATCAAGTCCATCTTCTTGGATCTGGATGGGTACGAATCAAAGAAAGCCGCTGCACAAGCGCTGTCTGCTTTTTTGTCTAAGACAGGGCTGGACAAATTCCCTACCCCCCACGTGTTGTCTTCAGGGGGTGGGCTGCACTGCTACTGGCCGCTCGACAAAGAGTCTGACATCGACACGTGGCAACCGATTGCGGAGAATTTGAAACGCCTGTGCAGACAGGAAGGCATGCAGATAGACATGAACGTGACCGCTGATGCGGCGCGTGTCTTGAGAATTCCCGGCACGCTTAATTTTAAAGATAAGTATCCAGAACCGCGCCCGGTCAAGATGCTAGTGCAGGGGGGAGGTCCGATTGATCTGCTGCACTTTGGCGCCGTGGTCAGGTCTTTACTGACAGAAGCGTACGCACCGGCCAGTAACGCGTTTGTAGCAGAGAAGGTAGAGCTTGCCGGTGTGCGTCCTACCAAGGCCAACACCAAGAAGTCGGCGTTGGCGGAGGCCATGCTGAGCAACAGCGTCACTCGGTTTGGGACTATCTGGCTAAAGACAGAGAACGCAGCAGGATGCGGGCAGCTTAAGCACTACATCGAGAACGCTCAAGAAGATGGGATGGAGCCGCTGTGGCGGGCACTGCTGTCTTGGACAAAGGTGTGCGAAGACGGTCCGGAGTACAGCCTGAAGTTATCTCAGCTACACCCCTACGATACAGATCGAATGCAGCAGAAGCTAGCTGAAATCCGGGGGCCATATCCGTGCGTCAAGTTGGACAGTGAGAATCCCGGCGTGTGTCCCAAGTGCCCACACTGGGGCAAGATCACCAACGCTTTAGCTTTAGGCCGAGAAGTCGTAGAGAGTGTAGAAGAAAAAATCTACGAGATACCGCTCACCGCTACCCAGCAAGAAGTCGAAGACCCCGAAGCCGTCGAGTATCTCGATGACGGCATCACGAGCGATGCCGATGAGGCAGGCGTCGAGCACAACAAACGGGTGCGGGTAACCAAACGCCCGCCTGCACCGAAAGGGTTTATCTACGGCAAGAACGGTGGGGTGTTTGCGGAGATCAAAGAGAAGGACGCCACGGGCGTGGTAATCAAGACGCAGGTACCCGTGCTGGCGTATGACTTATTTGCCGTGGACATTCTTCGTATGGAGGAGAAAGAGCATCACGCGCACTTGATGGCGATCAAGACTATCGGCCCTGCCGATGAACCCGGCAAACAGGTCGTGGAGTACACGCCCATCATCATGCCGAGCAAAGCTGTGGTGGCTAAAGATGAGTTGCTCAAGTGTCTAGCAACGCACAACATCTATGCAGAACGAGGTGCACCGATGGACC